ACATGTATAATTATGTGTAGTAGTGATAGTGTAGAAAAACTGCAAAGCATTGTTGAAAACCTAATTGGTAGTGGATACAGTGCCGATGACATTAGTGTAATGTTTAGATTTAAGAATAACAAGGAATGGTTTGAAGGAAACAAGTATATTAAAAACACTGGCGTAAATAAATTCGATCCTAACAAAAAGATTTTTATTATAAATGAAAAAATCCCCAAGCCGTTGCTTACAAGTAACATAGATCCTCAATTGGTTATTTGTACACTACCAACACAGCCTAGTCATTATAAGACACAGGCTTGGCTAGAAAACAAACCCAATGTAATTTATTATGCGGGTTCAAAACCCAGTGGAGTAGAAGATTGTGCCGACGTGTAAATTAATTATTAAAGACGAAGTGAATGTTAAGTTTGAAGGACTTGACTTGGAAATGCGTAAAACGCTAACAAACAAGTTCAAGTATGACATTCCCTATGCTCGTTACTTGCCGGCATATAAACTAGGACGCTGGGATGGTAAGGTAAGTTTCTTTGGACTAGGCGGAACAACTTATGTTAGTATGCTTGAAGAAGCATTGCCGTTGCTTGAGCAAAAAGGATGGTATGTTGAAGTAGAAGATTTACGTGATTCTACACAGTTAAACTTTACAAATATTACAGAAAACTATTGGAAGGACCAAGGCGTTGTATGGCCTAAAGGACACGTAGCAGAAGGACAACCTATTGTGTTGCGTGACTATCAAGTTGAAGTTATCAATAACTTTTTAGGCAATCCACAGAGTTTACAAGAAGTAGCAACAGGAGCAGGTAAAACTATTATTACTGCAACACTGTCGCACTTGTGTGAACCATATGGACGCAGTCTTGTAATTGTTCCTAACAAGAGTCTTGTTGTACAAACAGAAGAGGATTATGTAAACGTAGGACTTGATGTTGGTGTATACTTTGGTGATAGAAAAGAATTAGGACATACACACACCATCTGTACTTGGCAAAGTCTTAACATACTAAGCAAGAAAACTAAAAATCACGAAGCAGTTACTACATTTCAAGAAGCAATGGAAGATGTTAAATGTATTATCGTTGACGAAGTACACCAAGCAAAAGCAGATGTGCTTAAACAGTTGCTTACACAAAACTTTGCTCATGTGCCTATTCGTTGGGGACTAACAGGTACTATTCCAAAAGAACAGTTTGAGTTTCAAGGCATTAAGGCAGGACTAGGCGAAGTTATCAATCATATTTCAGCACATGATCTACAACAGAAAGGTGTGCTTGCTAACTGCCACGTAAACATTGTACAAACAGATGATGTACAAGAGTTTGGTAACTATCAAGAAGAACTAAAATATTTGGTTACAAGTGAACATCGCATAGATTGGATGGCTAAACTTGTAGACAAAATTAAAGAATCCGGCAATACATTGATTCTAGTTGATCGTATTTCAGCAGGCAAAATGCTAGAAGAAAGACTAGAAGGTTCCGTGTTTGTGTCAGGAGAGACCAAAGGAACCGACAGAAAGGAACACTATGATTCCATCAAAGACAGCACTAACAAGATTATTATCGCGACTTATGGAGTTGCCGCAGTTGGTATTAACATACCTAGGATATTCAATTTGGTGCTTATTGAGCCTGGCAAGTCTTTTGTACGTGTTATTCAAAGCATTGGCAGAGGCATACGTAAAGCCGAGGATAAAGATTTTGTTCAAATCTGGGACCTCACAAGCAGATGTAAATTTGCGAAGAGACACTTAACACAAAGAAAAAAATACTATAAGGAAGCGAACTATCCTTTCACTATAGAAAAGATAGCAATCGACTAGGAGAACAAATGCAAATACTAACATTAGAAAACGAACACTTTGATCTAAATACACTACCTAAAGAGATAGACAAAGACATACGCTACAGTGTATTAGATAATTCAGATCCCAAAGATCCGGATTATTTCTTTATGCCTTTAATTTACTTAGAAAGTTTTAGTTCGCCAGCAGTTGTGCTACAAATTGGAGAACATAAAGTTCAGATGCCGTTAGAGTGGAGCATGGTAGTGGGCAATTCAGACGTAGGAGATCTAGAAGTTCTTCCACTTACAAGTTTGAATGATAGAGGATTCGAAGCCTTTGTTTTTAATCCTCTAACAAGTTCACGTCCTGAGTTTTTACCTGTTGATGTTATTAATGTTTATCAGGATGTTAAATTTTATTTTCCTAAACTAAAAAATGGACAGTTGCTTACTACTCCTATTCAAAAAACAAAAAATCCACAGTGTGCTTTTTTTGTAAAAGAAGTAAGTAGGCAAAGTGAAACAATAGACTTTAGTTTAGTATGGTAACAAGGAGAAAGGATATATGACCATGAAGGCAGGAAAAATATGGGGTCAAACAGAATTGATCCACGCAAACGGTGTGCTAGAGTTTCACCGTATTGAATACAAAAAAGGTTTCAAATGTAGTGAACACGAACATCGCTATAAGTGGAATGGTTTCTTTGTCGAATCAGGCAAGATGATTGTGCGTGTGTGGCAAGATGCAGATCAAGAAGGATTGGTTGATGAAACTATCCTAGGTCCAGGAGAATTTACACAAGTTAAACCAGGCAAGATACATCAATTCGAAGGTGTAGAAGATGGTGTAGCGTTTGAATTGTATTGGGCAGAATTTAATCACGATGACATTGTAAGAAGAACAGTAGGTACAAAAGTTAAGTAATGGCTAAGATATACGAATCGCCAGACGGTGGAGAAACTGTATTTGAACGTGATACAGTTACAGGCGAAAGAATATGTATAGAAAACCCAACAAAGCCTGATTGGCATATTGAGTGGCATGATTTTGACTTAATACAAATCATGGCAGAAGAAGGCAATAAAACCTTGCAAAATTTATTAAAAGAAGTTAAACTAGTATACAACTTGAGTTTAGAAGAAGAGGAACATTAATGGCGGAAAAGAAAAAGTTTCTAGATTTAAAAGCAATGTTAAGTGCCGTGGACCGTCGTGACAAAGAATGGTACAACAAACTAAGTGATGACGATAAAAAATTATTTGCTCCGTTTATTGCTATGCGATATGTAAGCAGTGTAAAAGGTGATACATTTTTTCAAGAACACTACTTAGAAATGTGTAATGAGTTTGTGAACAAACATCACTGGTCACTTTCAAAAAATCACAAAGGCTTGCTGTGGAAACTAATGGCAATGTGTGGTGCTTATGAAAACTTTTTCCATCAGTATCAGGCGGCACCTAAAAAGCAGACAAAGAATAAATTCACTCAGTTCTTGTTAGACAAGAACCCTAATATGAAGATGGACGATGCAGAGTTATTATCAAGTATTATGTCAAAGAAGGAACAAGATCAATTCGTTAAAGACCATGATCCAAACAGTTGAACAACCACACGAATGTGTACACTGCGGTAAAGCGTTTCAAAAAGAAAAAACGCTTATGGCCCATATGTGTGAACCTAAACGCAGACATCTACAAAAGGATGAGAAGCGTGTACAGGTAGGATTCCTTGCATTCAACAAGTTCTACACAATGGTACAAAGAAGCAAGCCAAGAACATATGAAGACTTTTGTAAAAGCAGTTACTACAATGCGTTTGTAAAGTTTGGTAGTTTTGTAACCAACATTAATCCGTTATATCCAGAAAAGTTTATTGACTTTGTGATCAAGTCAAATGTAAAATTAGATCACTGGTGTCGTGACGAACTGTATGACACATATATGTTTGAAATGCTTAAAGTAGAACCAACAGAAGCCGCACTAGAACGCAGTGTTAAAACCATGATGGAATGGGCAGACAAGCATGAAGCACAGTACAATGATTACTTTAGATATTGTAATTTAAATCGAGCAGTAAATGATGTTAGGAACGGACTTATTAGTCCTTGGTTATTATTGAATTCAAAAACAGGTAAGACTATGCTAAGTAACTTCAACGATGAACAACTTGCTATTGTTGAACCTGTATTGGATATTCCGTATTGGAATCGACAGTTTAAAGCGAAACCTGCGGACGTTGAACTTTGTAAAGAAATAATCAAGGAGGCACACATTGACTGATACTGATAGATATACAATCGTAAGCAATATGCGTAATGGCGAACCTATAGATAGAATATATGGTGGCGGTGCATTGCGTTTACGATTGATCCAAAAAGACGGAACAGAGTATACCGGTAACATTACCAAAAAGACTATAATACAAGACGGCCTAAATGGTAAATTTAAATCGCACATTTATGTTACAGATGACAAAAGAACATTTGACAGAAGCGGACTTCCAGTATATAATATAGATACAGTTGAACTAGAAGAGGAGCAAGAAGATGCTACACAAGATTAGTGATTTTTGTAAAAAGATAGATTCAATTAAAACTATGTCTGATAGACTTATGGAAATAAAATATAAACAACCAAAAAGTACTGCTAGAGATTTAGAAGTGCAAAGTTTGATTGATGCTATACAAGCAGACTGCTATATTATTTCGCAGGACAAACAAGACTACACAAAAGAATAATATGCCTAGACAAAAAAAGTATTCTGATGTATCACAGTATGACCCAAAGATACACACAAAAACCAAAGGTGGATTAGGATTCGGAATGAAGAAAAATGCAAAAGATAAGAAGTACGACAGCAGTGGATTACAACTAATTGATGTGTTCCGTTGGGAAGTTCCAGAGC